TTAAGGAACCTTACCCCCATATCTCTCCAAAAACTCCTCCACCGCCTTATTCACCACATCCTTCACTGTGTAACCGGTATTGTTGACAAATCCCGTCAATCGTTCAGAGAGCTGCGCCTGGATCTGAACAGTTTTGGTCACTGCCGGCCCTCTGTACCGTTTCATATGTAGCGGTTGCGGCCGATCCGTGACCATGTTCAACAGCTTGTCCTTGTTTTGCAGGATCTCCTGCAATCCTTGCACGAGTTCTAGCGGTAAGATGGGGCCGGGGGCTGTAGTGGAACTTTGAGCCGTCTGATTCGGAAACGCGACTACGTTGCTTTCGTCACTTACTTGCAAGGAATTGGTTTCTGTAAAGATATTTTCATTTTCAAATTGCTGTTCATTGCTGACCTGCAAATCATTGCTTGCCGGCAAAGTCTGGCTATCTATTACACTTTTTTGCAAATGGCTTGTAGATGGGCCAAAGAGTAAAGTAGATTCGTCCACATTCTCAGATGGTTCGCGCTTCGCCAAAGGATCGGGGACGTAGTTTTTGATCGTCCAATCCCATCGGTATCCGTGCCGGCGCATGTAGCCGCTGACACCGCCTTTCCCTTTGTACCCCAGCAAATCGGCGATCTCTTCTGCTGAATGGCCTTCCCGAAATAATTCGATGATCACTTCCACACGTTCATTGGTTTCCATAGGTACTCCCTCCTCACGCTACGATAATTTCTCCAATGCTTCCCGCAGATGTTCCGGGGTGGTGTGGGTGTAGATCGAGGTCGCCCGCGGCGAAGCATGGCCGAGTAGCTTCCCGATCCGCAGCAAGTCCACGCCGTGATCTTTGTAAAGTGAAGTCGCAAAGGAATGGCGAAGGACGTGCGGCGTCACGTTCTTGGTAATCCCGGCTTCTTCGGCGGTCTTATGAATCGTCAGGCGAATATAGCCGGGAGTCATTTTTGTCCCCGTCTTCTTGGTGACAAAGAAATAGGGGGAGCTAACCTTGGGCCGTACATTTTCCAGGTAGTCTCCAAGAATCGGCGCCAGCTCCGGATGCAGCGGAATAATCCGGTACTTGTCTCCCTTTCCGTGCCACACAGTGATCGACGCTTCCTCAAAGTTGACATCTTCAATCTTGAGGTTGGTTAGTTCGGAAATGCGCAGGCCGGTATATCGAAGGGTCTGGATGATCGTGTAGATTCGTTTTCCTTTGTCCTTGTTTTGATTAATAACGGACAAAAGCCGTTCGATTTCTTCTTTGGTTAGGTATTTGGGAATGCTCTCCGGCTTCTTGGGTGCCTGGAGGCGGTTGCTTGGGTTTTTCTGAATGTACTCCTCCCGTTCGAGGAACCGGAAGAAGGAGCGAAACGTCGCAATCATCCGAATGATGCTGTTGGTCTTGTAGTTTTTCTCCTCGGACAAGTAGCGAAGAAACGTACGCAAATGATGCGTTTCGATTTCATCGACGAACGGCTCAACCTTCCATTGGGAAAGGTAGTAGCGATGGAATTGGGTTAAATCCTTCTCGTATCCTTTGATGGTTTCGCCGCTGCGATTCACCTCCACTTTCAAGTATGTAAGGAACTCGTGAATGGCCTCGAATAAGGCGATCATGCGGACTCTCCTTTCCCCAGGTTTTGTCTGATTCTCAAGGGTGGTACGGACAGCATGGATAATCTCGTTACAGCATGTTGGGAATGTAATCAAGGTAAAAAAGACATGGTCATTAAGGAGATACGATGATGAACTACCTGGAACAGATCGTAGCGTTCAGCAGATGGAAGGAAGTGAACCCGCTGCCTGACAGCGCAATTGCATTATGGTACGAACTGATGGCTGTTTGCAATAAGGCTGGGTGGCCGCAGGAATTTACTGTTCCAAATGCGGTGCTACAATCCTACGCCGGGTTGAGCAAGAAGGAGTTTGAAAATGCTCGACAGTTGCTCATCAGCATCGGACTTATTAACTACAAAAAGTCTCAACGTGTCAATCAAGCAGGGAAATACTCCATTATTTATTTCCCGATTGTTCAAAAGGGGAAACAGCCAGGTACACGCGAGGGGATACACACGGAGATACAAGCGGAGATACAAGCGGGGATACAAACGGAGCACAGCGAGGTATACGGCGGGGGAACATTATTTAAACCTAAACAAGACTTAAACCAAACAGAAACAGATAATGCTCTCTCTGCCCCCGCGCGCGAAAATTTTCTCCCGATGATCAATGAGTTGAATATCAAGTGTAGGGGCTTGTGGGACATCGATGCGTTGGAAGCCTTTCTCGGCATTATGGAGCCGGAATTGATTCGGGAAGCCCTAAAGCGTTCGGAGAAGAAAAGCGTCGCATATGCGCTTGAAATTCTCCGGGATTGGAATGCCGAGAAGATTCACACCGTCCAGGCACTTCGTGAACATGAGGGGAAAAGGCGTTCTCGGTCGCGTGGTCACCGCGGGAACGTTGTGCTCATGGACAAGCTACCCGCGTCCGTTCAGTGGCAACAAGAGCAAGAAAGGTCCGGGGCGGCCATGCAGCCAGTACAAGAAACACGAACAGTCGCAGACGACCCGGAATTGGCGGAAATGCTCCGTAACTTACATCGTTCAAAAAAGGCAGGGAGTTAGGCCGGCGCGGTACAGAGCGATACGTGTACATCGAGAACCGAGCAAGGAGGAATGAGCATGCAAGCACTTCAAAACGTTTTCAGTTTTCAAGATAAGCAGGTACGAGTTGTTCTACGGGATGGAGAACCTTGGTTCGTGGCTCGTGATGTGTGTGAGGTGCTGGATCACAGCGATACCAGCACGGCAATCCGGCGGCTGGATGACGATGAGAAGCTGACCCAAACAATGTTTGTATCAGGTCAAAACAGGGAGGTATGGCTGGTTAACGAGCCGGGCCTGTACTCACTCATCTTGACCAGCCGCAAACCGGAGGCAAAAGCCTTCAAGCGCTGGATTACTCACGAGGTTATACCGGCGATCTGGAAGACCGGGGCATACGCTGTCGATCAAAACAAGGTCGTCCCTCTTAGTGAACGCCAGGCGCTGATTCAATCCCTCAAGCTGACGGCAGAATTGGCGGAGGAGATGGAGGAGGTTAAATCCATCACCCAAACCCACAGCCAAAAACTGATGGAACTGGAGCAGAAGGTCGACGAACAAATCACCATCGACCACGGAGAGCAGCGCATTCTGCAGCAGGCAGTTGCCCGCCGGGTGTACGAGATGGAGAGCGATCCGCAGCGGCGCCGTGAATTATTCCGGCAACTGTATCGGGAGATCAAAGATCGTTGGGGAGTGCCCAGCTATCGGGACGTTCGCCGGTCCGAGCTGCAGCAGGTACTGCGCTACGTAGAAGCCTGGATGCCAAGACGGACGGCGTAGGAGGGGGAGCGATCATGAAGCAGCCAAAACGCCCGACACGGGCCCAGAAGAAAGTAATCGAGCAGCACAAGCTGAATCCAAGCAACTGGTTTGTTGAGAGGGATACTCCTGCCGAGATGGTCATCGTTCACCGGCAAACAGGCTCGGTGCGAGTGTTTCGGAAAGGAGCGTAGAGCGTGAGGTACACGATGGCGGAACAGGAGACCGTACTGGTCTATAACCGCGAGACTGACGTATGGATGGCATACTCTAACGTTCCGAAGCATATCCGGCGGCTGGCGTCCATCGTCGATATTCAACCGGTAGAGACCGGGGAGGACGGCGAGGTCGTGGCTGTACGGGCGGAATTGACCGAGAAACAGATTCGCTTCGCGGCGCCGCGGCAATTGACCGATGAACAACGCCAGGCACTACGTGAAAGAGCGCAGCGAATGCGGTTAAAACGAGGAACGGAAGAAGGAGGGCCGGCAGAAGATCATGAGGACAAAAGTTAGCCAAGCCAACCGCGGCCAAGCCTTTGAAGACCTGCTGAACTTCACGAATCTTCAGTATGAGAAAGCCGGAATTGCGTTGATACACAAGCGGCCGACGCCTATGAAGCCATTGCGCCGGCAGGGCTTCCACTTCCTTGCGACGTTCGAGAAGAAGTCAACGGTCGATTACGACGGTGTTTACCGCGGCCGGGCCATCTACTTCGAGGCGAAGAGTACCAGGGAGGAAACCCGGTTCCCGTTGGACAATATCGAGCCGCACCAGATCGAGCATTTGGAGAAAGCTGAGAAACAAGGCGCAGTTTGCTTCTTTCTGATCGAGTTTGCCAAGTCGCATGAAGTGTTTTTCGTACCGCTATCGACCATTCGGCACTACCTGCTGTATGCACAGAACGGCGGCCGGAAGAGTATTCCGCGGGAGGACTTCGACTACTACGCGTACACCGTGGAGAAAACCAAACGGGCAGTCTTGGACTATTTGGTCCATGTGGACAAGCTGATCGGCGAAGGCGCGGCATAAAAGCGTCAGGGAGAGTGTGGAAGATGAGCAACGCACAATCAAAGCGCAAACCAACGCCGTTCCCATTCATTCGGACGGAAGTCTATAAGTGGATTCGGCAAAACAGCACGGCTGCTGGAGTGAACAATTACAAAGTCGGCGGTGGACGCCCAGCATGGAACGGGAGGAAGTAGTCATGAAGAAATCGGAAATCGTACTCGGCGGTCATTACTCCGATGGCAAAGAAGGGCGCGGGCACTCGGTCCGAAAAGTGATAGACGAAGGACCGCAGTACAAACTCTACTCTGCAGTAACAGACACTGATTGCATTCGATACAGGGTGATTGAGGGCCGAGGTAAGGGCCGGGAGGGCAATATGACACGGGCAGCTTTTGCAGCCTGGGCGAAGGAAAGGGTGGATTAGGCCGGATACAGCCGGCCGGCCTGGCCGAACAATTCATAGACATGGCGGAACTGTCTGATGGGGAGATTGGGGAACACAAAAGCTACTTCGCCGGGGTTCAACTCCAGCTGGTCATCCTGCTCAAGGACAAACGGAATCTCCAGAGCGGCTAGGGCTTCGCGCAGGTAGCTGACTTCCTGCCAGGGGACCGCGTAATAGAACGACTTTTCCATGCGATCACGCTCCTATGAGCGGAGCATACCACGATACAAGCGAGGAGGAAAGACAGTGAACGGAATCAAGATTCAGGTACAAGAAGTCACCGACTTGGACATCGTGTTTGGTGGCCGGGCCATGGAGTTGCTGCCGCCATACAACGAAATCCCCGAAGAATTCAGGGATGGCCAAACAAAGTGGAACAAGCTCGTTTCAACCTGGTTTTTCTGCGGGCTGAAGAACTGTAAATGGGTGCCGAAAGAGGGGATTGATACTGGCAAGGCGCTCAGACACATAAAAGCCATCCTGGGATCGTTTGAACCAAAGCACGAGCACAAAGAGGCCGGCTGCGCATATCTCCTGAGCGAATGGTTTGAAGACGTGACCTATGAGCGGGCGAAGTAACAGCATCAGCATGAGGGGAGGGTGGTCGGATGAAATACCCGCGGATATTGCACTATCCCGGCAGCAAGTGGAGCATGGCCGACTGGATCATCGAGCATATGCCGGAGCATGAAACGTACCTGGAGCCGTTTTTCGGCAGCGGCGCCGTCCTCTTCAACAAAGCTCCGTCGAAGATCGAAACGGTGAACGACCTGGACGGCCAAGTGGTAAACCTCTTCCGGGTAATCCGGGACCGGCCGGAGGAGCTGGCGGAAAAGATCCGCTGGACGCCATACTCCAGACAGGAGTATTACGACAGCTACGAGACGACTGGCGATGAGCTGGAGGACGCTCGGCGGTTCCTGGTGCGCTGCTGGATGGCGCGCGGAGCGAAGACAAGCGACCGAACTGGATGGCGGCACATCATCGACACGAACGGACCATCTGTAACGAAATCGTGGGCCGAGGTGCCCGAGAAAATCCTCGCGGTAACCGAACGACTTCGATATGTGCAGATTGAGCAACAACCGGCGCTACAACTGATTGAACGGCACCGGCGGCCCGACGTATTGATCTACGCCGATCCGCCGTACATCCTGGCGACACGAAACAACCGGATGTACAAACACGAAATGACCGACGATGACCACCTTGAACTGCTCGATGCTCTCGATGCCCATCCCGGGCCGGTGCTGCTCTCAGGATATGCCCATCCTTTGTACGATGAACGATTGAAGCATTGGCATCGGGAAACGAAAGTCGTCCAGGCGGAAGGTGGAAAAAGGCGTATGGAAGTCCTCTGGATCAATCCAGCTGCGGTGGAGAGAATGGGGCAGCAGACGATCTTCTCGCTGCTGGGGGTAGAGCTTAAGGCGTAATGCTCTATTTAGAATAAAACTCACGCGTAAACGGAAGGGTTTTCTTATTAATTCCTTTGGTTTGAAAATGACTAATTGTTATTTCTAAAACCCCTACAAAATGAAGTATGCATACATGGATTATTTCGGGTAATTCATCAGGATTAAAAAAAATTGGATTACTCTTTAGAATTGGGTGATAATTAAGCGCAAATTGAAATCTCTTTGTTTCACGTAACATTTCAAATAACCGCTTACCATCGTTTAAATCTAACTCCTTATCTACTTGGTGGGCCAGGGAGTTTCTCAAATCGTTTAAGAATAGTAAAAACTTGATTTCATCTTTCTCTATAAATCCCAGAGCACACGCAAGCCGGACTTTGTTTGGGAAATTCAACTTTGTCGGATCGAAGAAATCTGGATTTTCCAAGCCTAATTTAATTAATTGTATTAGGCTGCCTTCGATATAAAGATGGCCTTTGATAAGGGAGACCAATGGATCCTTTGCTTCAGTTACTCGCTTAATGAATTGGTTTACGTCATCAATGTTTAGGTTCATAAGAGGACTCCTACCTAATGGTATACGAACCATTTTTTAATGCAATTTTATCAATTGAGCAAAAGATCGGCAATTAAACACAATGTGTATCCAGTAAAGAAGCCGGCGACCGGATTGGCCTGTCAACGCCGACTTTATTTTGACCCACCATCGCCGGTTTAGAATTGACCCACCCGGCGATTTTTTGTTGGTTAGGTGGTAGAGGGGGAGCCGTAGGCTCCAGTCCTCATCTTCTCACGAAGTCGGTAACTATTCCCCCTAATATTGACGATGTGGGAATGGTGTAAGAGCCGATCCAGGATAGCCGTAGCAAGTATCGGATCGCCCATCAGTTCCCCCCATTCACCGAAACTCTTGTTGCTGGTCAACAGAATACTCCCTCTCTCGTATCTTGCACTTACTACCTGGAAAAAGAGGTTAGCTGCCAAACTGTCAAACGGTAAGTAGCCAATCTCGTCAATAACGAGGAGCTTTGGTCGAATATAGATACGGATGCGTTTATCCAGCCTGTTTTCCGTGTAAGCTTTTCGCAGATCTTCGATGAGTTGCGAGAGACTGACAAAGTAAACGGATATCCCTTGCGAGATGGCTTCTACAGCCAACGCCACCGCCAGATGACTTTTTCCTACTCCGGGAGGCCCTAAGAACAAGACATTCTCGTGTCGGGTTACAAAAGTCATCGTGGCCAGCTCTCGAATCAACCGTTCGTCAATGCTGGGTTGGAAAGCAAAATCGAACTCCTCCAGCGTTTTTCGGTAAGGCAAGTGTGCGAGTTTGGTGCGTACCTCCATATTCCGTTTTTGACGTTCCGCTATCTCTGCATCTAGAAGCATGTTGAGAAAGGACAGATAGGTGGGCTGTCCATGACTTGCCGCTTCCAAATGGGCATCCAAGAGTAGAGCCGCTTGCTGAAGCCCAAGTTCCTCAAGACGTAGCCGTGCCTGTTCCAGTTCAATCATGCTCCCACCCCCGTCAGCTGCTCATAGACATCCAGCGAACGCACTTCCACTTGCTGCGATGAAATCTGTCGGGCTTGCGGACGTGGATAGGCATATCCTTGAGCAGTCGTAAGACCTGCATACTGGTTTTCACAAAAAACAGTTGCACGGGATCGATAGACCTTTTGGTGTCGAGCAATACATGTGCCGTCGGCCCAGATTTCCACCCACCCATTCACTTCTCGCACGGTACCCTCACGTCCACTGTACCTCCATGGAACCCCATATCGTACACCATCGTAGCTAACAAATCCGTCTCGGCTGACCTGTCTCGGTTCATGCAAGTATTTTTCCCATCGTTCAGCTGAAGGGATAGGCGACAGATTTTCCTCACGGAGTCGGTCGATGGGACGTTCGCCGGTTGTTCCATGAATACGGCGGTTAATCCGCTCGCACCAGTGTAGGGCTTGTTGATTGAGATCCTGTAAATCAACGAAGCGTTTGCCAGGAAGAAAGTTGTTTTTTACGTATTGAACGCCTCGTTCCACTTTTCCCTTTGTTTCGGGGCGTCGAACTTTGCATACTTTTGGAACAAGCCCAATCGCTGCAGCAAAGTCGGCAAAAAGCGGATGCCAGCGAGGTTTTCGATCATCTCCCATGCCCAGTACGACGGTTTTCATCTGGTCGGTCAGCATTACCTTTGGGATGCCCCCAAAATATTCAAAAGCATGAATCAAGCAACGAAGAAAGCTGTAGATGTCACAACGTTTTGTAAACTCGATATACGTAGCACGAGAGTACCCCAATACCATGACAAATACCGGCACTTTCCGGACGTTGCCGTCCAAATCTACGTAATCACACAGTCCCCAGTCGACCTGTGCATATTCACCAGGTTTCGTCTCGTAACGAAGAACAGCGGGAATGTGTTTGGGAGGACGGAAGTTCTTCACATAGTCTTTCAAGATGGTGCGTCCACCGGTGTATCCCTTTTCTTGTAGAAGATCGAATAAAACCTCGCAGTTATAGATACCTTCTTGAAGACGTTCCTGCAGGAACGGTTTATACGGATCAAGCTTGGAACCACGAGATTTACGGGTTCCCTTTTCGGGGGAGGATTCACCCCGGAGATATCGGCGAACTGTATTTCGAGAATGTCCAGTTAGACGGGCAATTTCACGAATACTCTTGCCTTCTGCCCTCATGGTATGTAACGATATCACTATCCCACTCCTTAGCATGTGTCTCCCTCCGAAATTAACTTGCCGGTTAAATCCGAAGGGGATATATTCGCTAAGGGTGGGTCATTTTCATTCCGGCGAACCTGGGTCAATTATATCCCGGCGGTGACATGGCCCGGCTGCTCAATAAAGTCCTTCAAGTTATATACAGAAACAGGCTAAGTATTGCTATCACAGTGATTCCAAGGATAATCCAAAAAGCTATCATATTCCGCTTGGATAAAAAAACCAAAAGTAAATAGATAGCATAAAGAATTGTACTTCCTACACCGACAACAAAAACCATAAAGTGCCCTAAAAGTACAAGAAAACCACTCGGTTGATTCCACATGTAGATACTGAATCCAACCAAAATTAACCAAACAAAGGTACCGATAAGGTATGCCATATAGAACACCCTTTTTATTTGATAGTTTTATAAACCTTATCGGAAGTTACATTAACCAACTGAATAATGAACTTTTCACACTAGTTAAGGAGGCAAGACTGCTATGAGACTGACTGAAAAGCAAAAGGCCGTGTTGCTGGCATTGACCATCGAGTGGCAGACGCCGACGCAGATCGCTCAAAAGGTAGCAGCTAACGAAGAATGGGAAGTAAGCTACCGCGCATCATACGTCAACCAGCCCCTCAAGGCCCTGATGCGCGAGGGGTTGGCTGAGAAGAAACCTGATCCGCGAGGACAGTATCGCCTGACTCCATTCGGAGCGTATACCAAGGACAAGGCAACACACGAAACTAAACGGTAATTAAAGAAAAACGGAGGGATAATGATGGATTTCAAGTTGTTCAAGGTTAACGACGATTAGGACGGCAGATGAAGCATTGGCGGATCACAATGAACGTGGCGGAGCTGATTATGCCGTAACGATGGACGAAGTTGAGGAGGTTTCACTTGATGAAATTGGTAATTTCGAACAAGTGAATGGCAGTTACAAGCGAATGACATTTCGAGAGTTCATCTCGGAAACGCTCGGATCCGATTTCACATACACGATACCACTATGCATTTGCTGGAACGACTGATTTAACACAACATTACGTGTGATAAGCAGGGAGGGAGCGGTTTGAAAGCCATCACTATACACCAGCCATGGGCGACTCTGATCGCCCTGGGGGAAAAACGCTTTGAAACGCGTAGTTGGGCGACGAAATACCGCGGGCCGCTGGCGATCCACGCCGGTAAGAAAGTGGACAGGGATGCATGCGAGGCGGAGCCTATTCGATCAGTTCTTGCGAAACACGGGTATACAGCGGATAACCTGCCTACGGGTGTGATATTGGCGGTGGGGGAAATGGTGGACTGCTTGGAGGTAACGGGGGAGGGTTGCGGCATTGTGGCGATGGAGGGTGATGCAGAGCCGCATTTTCTCCCTGCAAACAGCAACGAGTACCTACGACAAAGGAAGGTATGCGTGGGAATTGGATGACATCTATCTGTTAAATGAGCCTGTGCCAGTAAAGGGTCAACAAGGTCTCTGGAGTTGGGGAGGGGAACGGGATGCAAGCAGGACGTGAAATCAAGTTCCAGGTATGGGACCAGGACGCAAAGAAAATGTGGACGTGGGAAGACATCAACATCGCCGATAAGGAAGGGGTCATGTACTTCTTGGATATGTTGCAGCAAGATCAGTTTATCCCCCGGCAATTCACTGGCCACCGCGATAAAAATGAGCGGGAGATTTACGAGAAGGATATTTGGCTGCCTCAAGGAAGTGACACGCCAAGGGTAATTGTCTGGCACAGATACGGTTGGTGGTTCAAATATCCTAACGGCGGTGTAACAAGGCCGGTAGAGAGCACAGAGGATGGCGAGATCATCGGCAACATCTACGAGAACCCGGGGCTGTTGCAGACGGCAGGCTGATTTAACACAATATTTCGGGAGTAAAGGGGAGGATAAAGCATGCACTACAAAACAGAATTCACGCACGGCAAAACGACTTACCACTTGGACTACGCCGTCGGCGACACCGTGGAGTGGATGAGCCAAGCGGGCGGCATCACGAAAACGAAACGCGGCAAAGTGCTGACGATAATTTATCCGGGAGAAGATGCCTACATTCTGACGCCTCCCGGTACGTTTGCCAGCCAGCTCAAGGGACAGCGTATAAGCATGTTCCCCAGGGCGCTTGTGGAGGTGCCGCGGGGAGGCCAATCGGCCAAATGCGACTATTACACGCCGCATGTGAACTGGCCGCGTCTGGCGAGGGATGAACCTTAAAATTACTTTTTTGATCTGTAGAACAAGAGAATCGCAAAAACCACACCAAAAAAGAGAACGACGGAAAGTGACTTGTTATCCGCGTCAAGGAGACTATATTCAGGCATATGTTACCTCCATAGAAAAAACAGCCCCCTGCCGGGAGCCAAATACAAACTTCGCCAAGAAAATTATACTACGGGCAATCCGCGAGGGGGAATGGAAGATGAGCACACGAGCCAAGGAACTAAAAATCGATATACAAACAATGACGATCACGGTCCCAGTGGGAAAAGAGCCGGCCATGATCCTGGTGGATCCGAAACAAGGAAAAGCCAAGTTCGTACCACTGGTGCCACACGGCGAAACCGTGGTAAAATCAAGTCAGGGAAAGATTGCCAAGGTAGATTATCGAGAGAGCGAATTATTTTAATACTTGCCTGATACCGAGATACGGGAGGGCGTCAGAACTATCATCCAATATGGGTGTGTTCTGGCGTCCTCTTTTATTTTGCCGGAAAGGAGGACAAGCCGTGGCGAAAGTCAGGGACATTTTGGAGTACAAGCGGATGAAAGAGAAGGAGCCGATCAGTTTTGCAGAGCATCTGGAGCGTGCGAGGAAACGGCTGCAGCAACAGCCGCCGCGGGCACGTGGGAAGCCGGCAGATGTGCTGACGTTTGACGAGGTGCGGCGCCTAATGGGAGACGTCGGACCGCGACGGTTCCTCAAAGATTGGGGTAACAGACGCAAATAGACGCATTGGGGAGGGGTTCTCATGCAGGATTTACTGAAGGAGTACAAAAGAGACACGCAGACAGTTGAAACGGGCATACGAGGCCCGTAGAGAAGGCGAGAAGGTACTGGATAACCAGGCGATTACTGAGAGGCAGTTCCTGTCGGAGATGATCGGCGACGTGGAGTATGTAATCGAGTGGCTGGAGACCGGTCGGCGACCGGGGAACAGACGGGGGATTGAGCGGCAGGCGGCGTATCAGCGGGAACGGCTTATGGACCCGATTCGGATGCAGGCGTTCGTCGCTCGTAGCACGGCCGGCAGTCCGGCGAACTTGACGGAGTGGCAACGACATCAGATTGAGGACGCGCTGTGCGTATTGAGTGAGAGGGAAAAAGAGTGTTACGTGATGGCCTATGGGGAGTGTTTTTCCCACTCTGAGATAGCCGAAATGCTAAATCTATCAGTTAGCAGCGTTGAGACGTATCTCAAACGGGCTAATCTAAAGATCACGGAAAGAACGCAAAACAGCCTATTCCTTGTAGGATAGGCTGATTATGTCTTTTCCCTTTTTTGTCGTAACAACAAGTAATCAGCAGCAATTTTTAGGGCTGTCGTTGAAAAAATGAAGGGAAATGAAGCTGCTTGAAGAAAGATGACGTAATATTTTCTTGTTTCCTCAACATTGTTCGTCTTGATGGTAATGAAGTCGTTAAAAATCGGAAATTCATTCATAAAATTTGAAAATATAGCAGTCAATGACAATATTACAACGAAGATTAGTCTGATGATCTCTAACGATATCTTGACATTATCTAAGAACATATTAGTTTTATTAGTAATAAATTTTACAAAAAATATAATTACGGATATCAGCGTAACACCTAGGAGAATCGCAAGGAACTCATAACCTGCTCCTTTGAAAAAAAAGTAACTCAACCAAAAACTTAAGCAGAGAGGAAACCATAAAAATGTGATAATTGCCATGAATATAATATTGTTATTTGTAATTATATTTTGTATACGAGGGATATAAATTAAGGGGCCAAACAATAAAATGAAATATACTGCTCCTTTGGTTGGAAATCCATTGTAATAGCTAAAAGCAAATGCAACGAGTAAAATTGATGTCCATACTATCACCAAATTATGGTATAAAATATTAAACGGAAACCATTTCGACTTAAACATTTCCTTCATGCATTTCACCTTAATCCTAGAATTCAATTGAACGGTTGCTCTTGGATGATGTGATGCATCCCCTTCTTTTTGTCGGGTAAATGCCACCTATAAGTGAAAAGAACGCTTTAATTTCACGAGAACCCCTTCCTTACCGCCCGGTTTCCCGGGCGGATTAATTTAACTTCCGTATCTGACGAAGAAAAACAGGAAGGTAACGAAAAAAGAAACTAATGTCGTAAGTCGCTTGTTGATACGTGGAAAAAGAATTACGAGGCCGAACATGGTCACAAATAATGGGACTAGAGTCCATAATGCAAAGGTTAAAAGGCCATCAACAATCTTATCAGTAAGCAACTGGATTTCTGGCATGTTGTCCCCTCCTCTTTTTGGTTATCGGAGAAAGGAGGGGGTAGTCTTGAGTAATTCTGAGGTGCAGCGCACGGGGAAGTAATCACGAGACATACGGCGTGGGCCACCTCGCTCCCGTCCAGTGCGTCTCATATTCGTTTACGCCGATCCTGCCTCAAGTGTTCAGTGACACGTCCCATTGGCGGCAAGCAGGGGCAATTGCTTGTCGAAGGGCTGCGGAGCCCGGCTACACTACCTCCTTTTCGCCGTGACCACAGCGGCTAAGGATTGGATCGTGGCGGAGGACCCTGCCGAAGGAAGTGTGGGACTTAGTAGTTTGGAGTTCTATTCTTTTGAAAACCATTATCGGGTAAACCGGCTATTTTAAAAATTTCTGATAAAAATGCATCAACTATATTGGGCGCATTGGTAGCCTCTTGTTCTGTTTGGGTATATATCTGATGTTCATATGAGGAGGTATAATGAACAATTTTATTTCTGAAACGTGTAAGTTTAATCATTTGTGACTTAGTCGTTTGGTCAATATCTTGCTTGTATACGCGCTCAAACACCTTTATTTTTTTTTGGAAAGTAGAGAACTCGAATGAGGGAATATCCTCTGCTTTATCAGGATTAGTAAGTTTTTCAAGTAATTCTAGATCTGTTTCATCAAGATCACTCACTTTCATTTTCAATTGATTAGCTACGAGCTGAGTTATTGCTGCTTCTACAGAGATACAGAAGAAGATTATTGCCGATCTAAAAAAACGCCATTTCTTAAATGTTTCGTTTTCATTTCTTGCTTCCTGCAAGTAAAAAAGGGCGTCATTGTGCATTTCTGCCATGAAACTCTTAATCGAGATGCTCGAATGTAGATCCTGGTTCATATTCTCACTCCTTGAGTTGTACTTACGATCTATTATCAAAGAGTATGGGAAAAGTTGAAGGAAAATGGATAATTGGATAGGTGGCTTATTCTGTGTCATCCTCAGAGACGATAAAACCAATAGGCTTTTAAGGCTCTTTTGGATTAATGCGTTTGAGTGCCATTAACAAAAAGCTTATTTGAGATACATGTTGAATTAGTTCGACAGGGGAACCGTCTTCTAAAAGGCCAAAAAACCGAATCAGACTAGGATTGTAGTAACCCAATTTTGTTACATGGAAAGTCACGGTTTGTCCAAAGGAGACTAGCTTGACCCCAACTTCATACTCAGAATCAAGAGTTTTGTCAAATTTTGTGATCATCTCCATTTACCGCTTGCAATATCCACTTGCAAGTTTACTCTCGGATTCCTCGTTTAAAGTTTTTAACAAATTATCAACATTCTTACATGGCAATTGCGGAAATTGGATGGGTGGAAAATAAAAGTTCATGATATTTCACCTCCTTATAATTTACCAATATTCGACAGCAGGGGGGTAAATCCTTTTTCAAAAACAAACCCCATGGACTGGTGAGGTGGTGGTCAAAAAATAGGCCGCCTACCACGCGGCCAGAGGTCACGATTAACCCCTCGGAGGGTAAGGGTCTTTGCCGTGGCTGTCACGGGACTGAATTTTTCCGTCTTTCCCATGAATGAAAAGTTCAGACTGCTGGTTGCGGGCGATTTCACGAGCGATGTTGATTGCTTCCTGCTTAGTGTCAGTTACCCGAGTTGCTTTGCTGTTGCCCTCTCCCTTGACAGCCCAACCATCGCGATGTGGAACGACGTGCTGGTTTCTTCCGGACATCTTTAGTAACCCCCTTTCAAACCGAAGTGGTCTTGCTGCCGGATCTACGATGTCTAGCAAACAATACGAATGTCAGAACAGTAAGTTACATTCAAGGAGGCGAAAGCATGAAAAACCTTACGGTAGAGTTTGAAACGTTGCGCGCAGGTGTCGGTGTACTCGACGTCGCTATCCGTTATGATGCGAATACTGGCAGCTTTGAGTATGTCGTTGAGGAGAATGGTTTACCAGTGATGATTCGACCGAATGAATTGGCAGGGGTTCTGGCGATTGTTCAGGGGCATGTGGTGAACAAACTGTCTCAGCGGGATTAACGACGTATGGAGGAATCTGAATGTCAGAATTTGTCGGGTGAAAGTTGTAGGAAATTATTCCTTTCTGTCAAAATTTGCTGATAGGAGGGATTGTAATGACGAAAATTGGAGATTTGATCTCGAGCCAAGAAGTTGATAGGGTAGTTAAAGAATTGATGGCAGTTGAAGTACGTTCTATAACCTTCTCTAACGGTGTTGATGATTTCTTAAATACACTCATAGATGGGGAGCATCGTAACAAATTAAAGCTATACAAATATTGTTTAAGTGCTTCACTTGAATATACTAAAAATTTCGCGCCAAATTCTATAATAACAGGGTTATTTAGTGTAGCGATTAGCATTATTGCTCCTTCGTTTAAAGAATATCCGATATTGGTTTTTCTTCTTTACCTAACTGTTGCCTCTTTAATTTTTAGATTCTTCTTACTCATAAGAAGATACTACAATGACCTTTGTAAACTGGCCTTGTTGAAGGAGTTGGTCGAAAGAGCATTAGAATTAGTGGAGAAACCAGATTCAAAGGAAATAAAGCCTTAGGGCACTTTTTCTTTACAAAACAAACTCAATTGGGTGGTGGTGAGAATGTAGTGCGCCAATTTGTCGACCCGGACACGGGGGAGGTTTTCTACGAGGAGCAAATCCTCCGGCGCCCGGACGAGATCGTCAAAGTGTTTCGGCCTGCCGGCCGCAGAGCAAAATTCGTGAAGATCAATGCCAGCCAGAAGGCGAAGAGACGGCTCAGGAAGCTGTCACTCGCCGAGGCTGGTTTTTTGTTGAAGATCGCGCCGTACGCCAGTGAAGGAACCAATCTCCTGCTGGGGGACAACGAGCGCGGACAGAAAGGTGTGCCGCTCACGATCAAAGAGCTGGCCCGGATTGCTGACTGTTCATATTCCCAGGCACGGAAGATCGTCAGGACGTTCATTGAGCAGCGAATTCTCCGGTGGACCGAAATTGGCAACAGGGCAGCGTTGGTAATCAACCCGCTGTATTCCCTCAATGGGAAGGAGGCGGAGACCGGTCTGCTGCAGTTGTTCAGGCAGGAGATCACAGAAGCCGGCGAAGACCCTAATTCTAAATAGGGGGTTGCCAGAAGCCAAGAGGCCACGAAGCCTTGTGGCTTTAAGGTTAAACCCCGTTTTTGGCAGTGATACGAAACGTATACTTTTTGGGGTAAAAAGTGATACGCTCGTAGCGCTCAAAAAATGGCCTTCAAGCCTTGCGGGACAAGGGATTCAGCCGTTTTGGGGCTGGCAATATTCTTTATTCTTATATCTATCGCCACGGAGGGGAGGAAACAGCATGGACATACGAAAAATCCCCGTTTCGATGATCAACCTGGCGCCCTACCATCCGAAAGTAGAGCTGCAGCCGGGAGATTCCGAGTACGAAAAACTGAAACGGTCCATCGAGGAGTTTGGCTACGTCGAACCACTCGTCTGGAACGAACGGACCGGGAACCTCGTAGGTGGTCATCAGCGGTACAAAATCCTCGTCAATGAACAGGGAGCCACAGAGGTAGAGGTTTCGGTAGTTGACCTGGACGAGACCAGGGAGAAGGCTCTCAATCTCGCCCTGAACAAAATCAGAGGCGATTGGGACGAGGAGAAGCTGGCCCAAGTACTGGCTGAGCTACAGGAGAGCAATCTGGACGTCACGCTTACCGGTTTCGACCAAGAGGAAGCCACAGAGCTGCTTTCTGAGTACCAGAACATCGAAGTGGAGGAACCAGTCCAGGATGATGGTTTCGACGTTGAGAAGGCTCTGGACGAGATCAAGGAGCCGGAGACCAGGTATGGAGACGTTTGGCGGCTTGGCAGGCATGTTCTCATGTGCGGAGATACTACAAACAAGCAGGATGTACTTCGGCTGATGGACGGGCAGAAGGCCGCGCTGGTCGTGACTGACCCGCCTTACAATGTCGCGTTTGAAAGTGACTCGGCGGAGCTGGCTGCGGATGGGCGGGGGAGCATCCTGAATGACGACATGCCGCTGGAACAGTTCGTCGCTTTCCTGGACGCTGTGTTTGCCAACTACTCGGCCATCATGGAACCGAAAGCGGCCATCTACGTTTTTCATCCTTCCCTCTACCAGCGGGAATTTGAGAACGCCATGAATAAAGCTGGTATCGTCGTTCGTACTCAGTGCATTTGGGTGAAGAACGCGGCCAGCTTTGGTTTTGCGCAGTACAAATTCAAACACGAGCCGGTGTTTTACGCTCATCTGAAAGGGAAGTCACCAGCATGGTACGGGGATCGGAAGCAGACGACGGTATGGCGGGCCGGACTACCTGGTGAACAACGGGATCCGGAAACGGTGTGGGAAGTATCCCGCGGTGACGTGAGCAAGTACGTTCATCCTACACAGAAGCCGCTTGATCTGTTGGCCATTCCGATCGGGAACAGCAGCCAGAAGGGCGACGTCGTCGTTGACCTGTTCGGTGGTAGCGGATCCACCCTCATGACCTGCGAGCAGATGGGCCGTGTCTGCAGGACCATGGAGTTATACCCGAAATTCTGCGACGTCATTAAGCGACGCTTCTATGAGGCGACCGGCATTGAACCGGTACTTGTCAGCAGACAGCAGGAAGCCGCGTAAAAAGCAAAAGGAGGACGCTGCAACGTCCTCCCGTAGCCACCAGGGACACCCCCGGCTGAGATAGCGAAACCCTGCGGCCGCAGATTCCTCGACTCGCTATCTCGTTTTCCATTTTACCGGAAAGCCGAGGGTGTCTCAATGAAAAATACGAACACGCGTTCTGATTCTGTTGAACAAGAGTTGGACCTCCTTGAAGGGATGATCGAGTCAAAGAACAGATACCGGAAAATCATCCAGGCGGCTATCGCCAAATGGGTGAGGGACTTCCAGGATGGGGTCATCCAAATCAGAACCGTGGAAGACCTTCGAACGCTGATCCAAATCGATATGGAGTTGCAAAAAGGATTGCGTGCCGATCGACAACGGCAAAAGAACCGAATGCGCGGAGGTGGGTGAGATGTAGTGGCACGTGCAAGAGATCCCAAGCGCGACCAGGCGTACGAACTGTGGAAGCAAAGTGGCGGGACCGCGAAGCTAAAGGATATTGCCGACCAGCTCGGTGTTTCTGAGGGAACCGTTCGAGGATGGAAAAACAAGGACCAGTGGGAAGAGCGGTTGAACGGAACGTTCCAATCAACGGAACGGAGCGCTCCGAAAAATACGGAACGCTCCAATGGAACGGAACGGAGCGATCTCCATGTCTCGTGGGCGGAAATCGAGAATGAGTACGTCACGGACATACGGCGGAAACCCTGTACTCTCAAGGAGTTGGCCGAGAAGTATGGTGTCCCGTTGCAGACAGTGAAGGAGTACGCGGCCCGGAATCAGTGGACCGAGAAGCGAAACCGGCACCGTACTAACGTCATACAAAAAACTGCCGAGAAAACAGCCGAACTGGTCAGTGCCGACATCGCCCGCGTAACCGCACGTCACCTTCGGTTGTCAGACAAGCTGCTGGCCGTGATTGAGGAGGCGCTCCAGGACGAGAAGCAGTTCTATCGGTACGTGGAGAAGATTCGAACCGGTTACGGCCCTGGTGAGTTTGACGAAAAGGTCCAGGTTGAGGTGCTGGATTCATTGAACGAGTCCAAGCTTCTGAACACCGTTGCCGCGATGGAAAAGCTCCAGAAGATGCAGCGGCAAACGCTTGGCATCCTGGACGAGAAAGACAGGCGGAAGCTGGATCTGGAGGAAAGGAAAGCTCAGGCCGATGAAGATGATGAGCCGACCGAAATTATTGTTCGGAGGTGGTAGGTGTGAGGAAGATATGTATTAATCCCTTTGAGGATTGGCAGCCTCATGAAAAACAAACAGAGGTCATGCGGTGCGATGTCCGCAATATCGTCATGAACTGTGGCCGGCGCGGAGGCAAAACGAATGTGGGTGCCCGGAAGTTTTTCGATAACATCCTGGCCGACATTGAGAAGGGGAAGGGACTGCCCTATAAGCCGCCACGAAACCTCAAGGTCATGAAAAAGCCAAAACCCCGATTGGAATACTGGTGCGTATCGCCGACCTACGCCATGTCCGAGATTCAACAGGAGGAACTGGCATCTGTCATCCCTGAAGAGATGATCGAGAGTTGGGATGCCTCCAAAAATCGAATTTGGCTTAAGGGATGGATATTAATTCAGTTCAAATCGGCGGACAACCCCAAGACCCTTGTAGGTAAAGGGTTGGACGGTGTTTGGCTGGATGAGGCTTCGAAAATGAAAGAGGAGACGTGGAGCGGTTATCTCTCCTACGCTTTGGCTGATAAGGGTGGCTGGAGTGTTTGGACAACAACGCCCGAAGGCATGAACTGGTTCTATCACGACATCGTTCTCAACGGCCAACATACGCCAGCAGGCGGTCAACCTGACGAGTATCGCAACGATCCTGAATGGCGGAATTTCTACTGGACCAGCAAGGACAATCCATTGCCGGAACTACAAAAGAACATTCAGCGTATGATTGAGACGATGCCAAAGCGTTACGTCGACCGGGAGATTTTCGCCCGGTTCGATGTGTTTTTCGGGCAGGTGTACGAGGAGTTTGACCGTTCCATTCACGTGGTGCCGCGCGAGCTGTGCGAGCAAAAGTTCCGCGACGGTCATTTCGTCCATGTGGAGGCGGGAAAGGACTGGGGCTTCACCAATCCCGGCGTCACCCTGGTTGGCGCCATGACATCAAACGGAGAACTGTGGATCGTGGACGCGATCTACAAGCCGCAAATGGAGATTCTTATTCCAGGGGACCCGAACTGCTGGGTGGCCCAGGACAAGGAACTGATGAAGAAGTGGAAAATCCGGCTGTTTTGGTGCGATGAAGAGGACCCGAGCAACATCAAGACGTACCAGACGAACGGGTTGCCGGCCAGGCCGGCCAAGAAGCATCTGAAACAGGGGATTCGCGCCGTATCAACGCTGTTCACGGTCAAGTCCGACAATGGGCGGCCGAACATATTTATTAGCGACCACTTGAAAGACGTGATTCAAGAGCTGACAAACTACCGGTACCCGGAAGACGCTACAGGCGACAAAGCAGAGATTCCACTCAAGGAAAACGATCACGCGATGGACGCTCTGCGTTATCTGGTGTGGAACAGCAAGACCTTCCATCAACTGTTGATCGCGCGGTTTAAGGTCATCCCGTGGAAAATCGCTGACAAAGCAGCCTAAGAAAAACGGAGAAATCCAGAGAAAACGGGAGATCGTGTTTTTGACCCGAAAATGTCGTTTTGTCTCCCGGTGGTGGACATTTTGACCCATGGTAAAAAGGCATAATCGCCGAAAACGGCCGAATTTGGCTGAAATTCGGGATTGGAAGGTCAGTTAACATAATGTGTGTTATCGGGACCCAGAAAAGGGGGTGAAACAGAATGCAGACCATGCTGCTGGAGGAGTTTTATCAGCGGAACAAGGAACTGAACTCCTGGCGCTGGGTGATGGACCTGATCAAGAAGCATCAAACCCGTGATTACACCGTTATGCGGCGCTACGTCGACGGCGATCAGGACATCCTGCGAAAGCCAGAGGAGAAGGGAAAGCCCAACAACAAGATTGTCCTCAACTTCGCTCGGAAAATCATCGATTTTGGGACGTCGTACATCGTCAATAACCCGATCCGCTACTCGGCCAACGAAGACGGGGAAGAGATTGACGAATACATTAAGAAGTTGCAGGCAGTCTTGGTCGACAACGACGAGGAGAGCCTGACCTACGACATTGTGGAGGACGGATCAATCGACGGCGAGGTGTTCGAGTATTACTACTTTGACGAAGACGGCCAGATTTGCATGACAGAGTTTACGGCTGACGAATGCATCGCGGTGTACGACACCACGGTAAAGGCCAAGCTGATCGCGGTCATTCGGTACTACTACCTGACCGACGCCGATCGGAACCAGAAGAAGCTCATCGTCGAAGTCTACGACGAAAACGAGATCACTTATCTGGTTCAAGAGGGGCATAATCTTGTCCTTGATACCAGTAGGGAGCAAAATCCCGTCGCTCATAACGTCACCGTTCTTATGAAGGACCAAGATGGGAAGCTGCAGCAGAAACCCGTCGTTCCCTGGACGCACTTCGTAAATCGGCGCCGGAAACACCAACAGTATCGGGACGACGGCATGATCGAGGGGATGGGCGATCTCGAAGACTTGAAGCACCTCATGGACGCCATCAACAAGGCCGTGAGTGGCAAGGTCGACGTCCAGGAGTATTTCAAAAACCCGAAGGTCATTTTTGAAGACTTGGACCTGGACGAGCTATTGCTCTATGACCAGGAAGGCAACCTGATCACGGATGTGGAGAAGAAAAAGCAGTATCTCGCTAAGCAGTGGTCTACTTCGCAGATTCTCGTCGGGAAAAAGGCAGTTCCCGTTACATGGGACCTACAAGACCAGCACGAGGAAAACACCATCAACCGCCTGATTGAATCGCTTCTGGATCAATCGGGAACGCCTCATCTTCGACCTGACCAGGTGGGGACGGCGCCATCCGGAATCGCGCTCAAGATCATTTTCTACCACGCCGACATCAAGGTCGGCATCAAGATGCGAAACTACGGGCGCGGGCTGCGAAACCGTATCCGTATCCTGACAGGCATGCTCAACGCGAAGTACCGCAAGCAGTGGGATTATCAAGCCATAGATATTAAGTTCAGCAAAAACATGCCGGTCAATCTGGTCGAAATGGTCGATATTGTCACCAAGCTCGTTGGCCAGTTGTCGCATGAGGAACGCTTGGCACTGCTGCCATTCGTTGATGACCCGAAAGCCTCCCGCGATAAGCTGTTGGCTGAACAGGACGAAGAGGCGCAGCGCAGAATGGCGTTGCTTGACCCATACGCGCTGGAAACAGCCTAAGAGGACAATCAGGTTGAAGAGGGCGGAAGCGATCCGCCGGGTGATGCCGCATGAGCCGAGAAGAGCGCTACCAGGAGGAACTGGAACAACGGATCATGAAACACGGAAAGAAACTCCGTGGGCTTTTCAACCGGTCAAATGCCCGCATTCTCGCCGAGATCAACGATCTGTACGCACGCTTTGCCGAAAGCGGCGAAGAGCTGGTTTCGCTGATCTACAATGCTTCTCGGCTTGATTTGATCCTGGGGAGCATCCGCACCATTTTGAAAGAACTTGGGCAGGAAGAAGAGCAAGAGTTGCGGCAGGCGTGGGGAGAAGAATAGAAGCGAAGCATTCTCCATCACCTGTATTTTATTGAGCAAGACTTTCAAGTTGGTGTCACCATCCCCCAAATCAATCCGGGGATGATTCTGGCTGCCGTCGAAAGGCCGTGGGAAGGCCGGCATTTTTCCAAACGGATACGAATGCGTACGGATCTGCTTGCCGCGGCGATGGAAGACGTGATTACGCAGGCTGCCGTACAGGGTTGGGGAGTTTCCAGAACAGCGAAAGAGATCACACTTCGCACAACCGAGAGCTGGTCCAGTGCTCTGCGGCTGGCAAGTACGGAACTGAACCGAGCGGTAGCGCAAGGGCAGACGACGGCTTACCAGGCGAATGTGGACATCATCGGCGAGAAAGAGTTTTGCGCAACGTTGGACCAAAGAACATCATCCCAGTGCCGTAAAGCAGACGGGAAACGGTACCCACTCGATTACGACACGCCGGATAACCCGGGGAGAGAAGGGGAGCGCATCCCCAATCATCCGAATTGTCGCTCGTACTGGCGGCCAGTGATCAAGTCGAAAGTGCTGGAGCGATTAGAGCGCCAGCGCTCTTATCGGATCGGTAGGGCAGAGCGTGGCTACACGCCGGCGCGCTCATACGAGGAGTGGGTAAAAGAGAAAGGGATAACGTTTTAG